AAGGGCGCCACCGCAGAGGTGACCGTCTTCCTCAACGACCTGAACACCGACCAGCAGCACGCTGTCCTGCAGGCCCTCACCGCCGGCAGCAAGGTCAAGGTGTTCATCGGCACCCTCAGCAGCAACGCCCCCTCCCAGGGTGACCTGTTCGAGGCCATCGTCACCGCCATCAGCGACACCAACGACGTGGGCGCCGTTGCCACCCGCAACATCAGCCTCACCGCCACCGGTGCCATCACCCACTATCCGTCCCTCTCCTAAAACTCGTGAGCTATGGCAGTCCTTGGAAACAGCCGCAAGGTATATATCGCAGCCGGCACCTCCGGAACCCCGGAGGCCTGGCTTGCTGGTGAGCAGAACAACAGCGTGAACCGGACGGCCGAGGCCATCGAGGTAAGCGACAAGAGCTCCGAATGGGCGCAGTTTATCGCAGGCAAGAGAGGGGCCACCATCGAGGTGACCGTCTTCACCGACGACGTGGATGGCGGACCGCAGTCCGTGGCGCTCAATGCGCTGCACACTGGCGGCTACGTCCGTGTGCTCGTTGGCGACGTCCAGGACGACACGCTCGTCTCTGGCGACCTGGCGACCGGCATCATCACGGCCATCAGTGACACCAACGACACCGGGGCCGTGGCCAGCCGTACCCTCAGCATCACCATCACCGACTCCGTGACTCACACCGCTGAGACTCCCTCGGAGGAAGAAAATGACGCATAGCTATGAGGACGCTGAGGAGGAAAATCCAGCTGAAGGACGGAGTGGAGGTGGAGACACTATTCACTCCGCACCTTTTCAGCTACAAGGACGAGAAGGGGCTCACCCTGGAGACCGGCGGCGACGCCGTCCAGGTGATGGAGACCTACGCCGACATCTACTACCTGGCGGCCATCAACGCCTGGGAGCTGGATGGCAAGGGAACGGCCGAAGACTTCCCCTACACCCGGGGAGACTTTCATGAGTATGCAGCGATTAACCCGAAAGGCTTTGGCAAAGACGTCGATTTTGCCGTTGTAGCGCTCACCGGGAAGACGGCTAAGGAATTAGTCGGCCAGCAGGAGAAAAGCGAAAATAGCGGCACTTCTGAGGCTCCAGAGAGTAAAAAAAAAGTTTTTCGCTGGATTGGCCGTCTATTGAAGCGTTCCTCGTAGGCCGGTGCGGCCTCACTGAAGACCAGGCCGCCCGGACCAGCTGGCATGAATACCAGCTCCGGCTGAAGGGAAAGGAGGAGGAGATACACGGACAATGGTCGCTGGTCCGCTGGCTCGCATGGCAGGAGATGCTCCTGTCTCCGAACATCAAGCCGGGCAACAAGCCCAAGACTCCGCAGTCCTTCTGCCGGTTCCCCTGGGAGACGCCAGAGGCCGAGGAGCTCCGCAAGAAAGCCGAACAATACCGAGTAACTCCGGAGGAGGAGGAAGCCCTCAACAAGATCTTAACCGAATGGGAAGCCCGAAAGGCCCCAAAGACCACGCAGGAAAATGAGCAAGATAGGTGATCTCTTCGTCCGACTTGGACTGAAAAAGGATGAGTTTTCCAAGGGCATCAAGGATGCCAAAAGGGAAAGCTCGTCCTTTGTCGATAGCCTCAAAAACATAGGAGCCAAGGGCAAGATAGCCTTTGCAGCCGTGGCGGCCGCCGTTGTCGCCGTGGTCTCCGCCCTCAAGGAGCTGGCCAAGCAGAATCAGACCCTGGGCGACGAGATCCGGAAGACCGGCGCCAGCCTCTCCGCCATGTGGGACACGATGAAGACCTCCATCGCGTCCATGGACTTCTCCAATATCATCTCCAACCTCTCCGAGGCTAACCGCCTGGCCCGTGACCTCTACGATGCCATGGATGCCATGGGAGAGATCGGCACGTCCTACAACATCGCCCTGGCCGAGCAGCTCCAGCACATCAACGAGCTCAAGATAGCCCTCCGAGACCAGACCCTCTCCGACGATGAGCGCATCGCAAAGGGCGAGGAGCTGCTGGAGATTTACCGCAAGCTGGAGGAGAACCCCGGCCGCGGCCTGGAGCGAGTGAAGGACACCACCCTGGACTACTACATGCAGCGCATGGGCGTCAACATGGAAGGCCGCACGGACAAAGAGCTGGCCGCCATGCGCAAGAAATACGTGGACTTCTTCAAGTGGCTGGGCACGGCGGAGGGTGAACGGTACCAGGCCGCGGCAAAGAAGGTGGGCAAATCCTTTGGCGGGCTGGACTCCTCCAAGGGCCAGGCCTACCTGCGTAACGCCGCCAACAACGGCAAGGATGAATACGCTCGCCTCACCTATGGCTACGTCCAGAAGATGGGCGACAAAGACCGTGAGAAGCTGGAGCAGGCCGTCACCGCCTACTACCAGCAGCAGGCCAAATACTCCGGGGAGACGCTCAGGATCCAGACGCAGATAAACTCTCTCAAGGCTCAGACCACAAACGGATCCGGAGACCAGGTGGACAAACAGCGGGAGCAGGCGGAGAAAATCCTCCAGCGTGCCCAGGACGCCGCCAAGAGCGAGATCCAGCTGCTGACCGAGAAATACGACGCGGAGAAGGCCCTCCTGCAGCAGTATGGTCTTGACACCACCGCCCTCTGGGATGAGTACATCTCCAACCTCAAGGAGATGCTCGACACCAAGCTCACCGACAAGGTAATCAAGATAGACTTCGAGGTGGACGAAGCGGATCTCAGCGAGGTGGACGATGAGATACAGGCCTTCATCGACAACTTCATACAGGAGTACGAGGATAAGGTTGCAAGGATCCAGGAGCTCTCCGACGCCTTCGCCAACGCCGTGACCACCGGCTTCTCCAACGCTTGCCAGGAGATGGCCGAGCAGTTCATGGGGCTGACCGAGCTGAACGGCGGCGCAATCTTCCAGGCGCTCCTTGACCCGCTGGCCGACATGGCCATCAAAGCTGGCGAGATCATCATGGCCGAAGGTATTGCAACTGAGGCTGCCAAGAGCGCCCTGGAGACCTTCGGCGAGACCGGCTGGGGAGCAGTCGCGGCCGGTGCCGCCCTCGTTGCAGCCGGTGCAGCCGCGAAGGCCGGCCTCAAAGCCCTCGCTGCTACTGGTGGAAAGAATACCAGCACCGCGGCCTCCTACAGCGGAAGCGCCGGCTCCTCTGGCACGCAAAGCATCCAGACGGAGCTGACCGTTTACGTGAAGGGCACCATCCGGGGCTCTGACATTGTGCTGTCCGGACAAAAAACCGTTAACTCCTGGGGACGATGAGTACTTACTACTTGAAATACTACGCGGAGATACTGAACTTCCGCGGCCAGCTGTCCAGGGTCGAAATCCTCCAGCGAGACACACAGCCCGCATCCGTCCTCCAGATAGGGGACGTTTGTGGTCTTGCGCTGGAGATACAGGGCGGCCAGGATGACGTGTTTGCGCCTATCATCAAGACGCAGGCCCGCCTGTCCATGGTCTCCAGCGACGACAAGCCCACGGCCGATGGCGTCAAGTATGGAAACTGGGGCGAGTTCTACACCCCGGACGCCACGCTCTACAAGATGGTCATCAAGACCAAGACCTCGCCTTCCGTGCAAACCTGGGACACCCGCTGGACCGGCTACATCACACCGGACAGCTGGCAGGAGGGCCTGGAGTACCGGAGCGCCATCACCATCGTAGCCCGTGACAACATCGGCCACCTGCAGGACTTCGAGTTCTCCGGCAACATGCCCTCCGGCATAGACGCATACGGGCTCATCAGCATCCGCGACCTCATCAGCGCTGCCATGGATCTGGTGGAGATGCCGATGACCCTGCAGACGAACACGACGCCCGGAGACTTTGAAGCAGACGGCACCAGCGTCCTGGACTCCATGGTCCAGGCTTCGCTGTTTAAGGATGACGACTGGTACCAGGTCATTGAGGAGCTCCTGGACGCCATAGGCTACTGCCTCCGCTACACGGACAACAACCGCTTCACCCTTGCGCCTGTCCGGCACATCCCTCTGCTCGGCGGGACGCAGACGCCCGGCAGCAACGCCTTGGAGTTCTACGGCGGCACCGGTGAGGTGGTCCCGGCCGCAAAGAAGGTGGTCGAAGAACATGACTACAGCTACGAGGGAGAGACCAATCTGGCCGTCAATGGAGACTACTCCATCGGAAGCTCCAACCCGTACACATACAAGTGCTACATCGGCCACAAGAAGGCCGACTACGTCTTCACCTATCCCATCTATCACGCGGCTGCTCCCTATGCAAAGGTGACGGATCCAGGCAACACCGTCTGGAAGCAGGGCGCAGACTTCTGGAAGCCCGGCCAGGCCTCCTCGCTCATGCGCCTCCTGGAGGGAGACGGATGGGACAACTGCATCTTCCTGGCGGCAAACGGCCTCGACGGGCAGGAGGGAGAAAGCGCAGGGACCGACCTCCGCACGCAGTCCCTCCGGTTCCACTGCGGAACGCCTGACGTGACGCTCCGGCTCTATTTCCACCGCACCCCCGTAACCGTAGCGCATTGGGGCTCCGGCTGGGATCCCCAGCCCCCGGCAGATTGGGACGGCGTAGTCCCTATGGACGAGCCTTTCTTTGGCAAGGCCGGCCTCTACAAAATCCGCTACTCCATCAAGATGGAGCACGGCAACGACGTCTTCTGGTGGGACAACGGTGAATGGAAAGACACGGAGGCCCTCAACGAGCAGGAGTACGACCCCATCACGCAGACCACGGACGTGGAAATCCCGCTCGGAGCGAATGCCGAGGTGGAGGATGACGTGTTCATCACGCTGAACATCCGCCATATCGAGTACATGATGACCGGCATGCGTGCTCTGGACCAGTTCCCCGGCTCCGACTCCACACTGATGGGCTGCTACGCCCGCCTCAGCAATGCGACCGTGGAGGCCAACCAGACGAACCTGGCCAAGAACACCGTCCGGACAAACAACGACGAGAAAAACAACGTCATCATCAGCAGACGCCCGAGAGTGTCCCCTCTGAGCCGCGAGGTCAAGATAGCCATCCCCGCCAGCTATGAGGATGCCCTGTTCTACTATCCGACAGGCGAGGACTTCCCGAAGCAGTACCCCTACAAGGGCAACTGGAACACGGTCTCCGGCAACACCGTGAAGCCCCTGCCCGTTATCATCCACCAGCAGCTGCTCTGCTATCGTGGTGCGAGCCTCTGGGAGCTCTCCGGAGAGTGCGCTCCGCAGAACAATGGCATGTTCCGCTTCGATAGGCTCATGGTCTATAAGAACCGGACCTACCTCATCCAGTCCGCTACGCTGGACTACATGACCGGCACCGTGTCCGGCATCATTCTCCGGGAGTTCCTGAACTACGACGATGTCTGGGATGACACGGAGCAGGGAGACTGGGAGGACGACGGCATCTACAACTCCATCGGCGGAGGATCCACCGGCGGCGGATCTGGCCACGGAGGCTCCACCGGCGGAGGCGGCGCATATAGCAAAAACTTCTTCGAGGAGGATGGCGAGGGCGGCATCAAGCTGAAGGACGAATACACCGGCCTCTGGACAAACGGCTTCCTCAGCGGCTTCGGCTTGGGCCCCGGCGGAGGTGGAGGTGGCGGAGGCATAGACCTCGATCGTGTCTGGGAGTCCCTGACCAACAACACCGACAAGCCCAACGTCAAGATCAACGCAGCTCACATCCCCATCGCTGCCGCGCAGACCATCGGCGGCGTGAAGGTGGACGGCACGACCATCACCATAGACGCCAACGGCGTCATCAGCGCCGTGGGTGGGGGCGGCTCCGGATCCGTGAACTCGCTGACCGTGGGAACGGACAACTATCAGCCGGATGCCTACGGCGTGATAACCATCCCGGCCTACCCGACCAGTCTCCCGGCCTCTGACGTTTACGACTGGGCCAAGGCGGCATCCAAACCGTCCTACTCCCTGTCCGAGATCAGCGGCACCAGCGACCTCCAGGCCATCGAGGCGTTGACCGGCACGGGCCTCCTCAAGCGGACCGGCTCCAACACCTGGGCCCTGGACACCAGCAGCTACCTGACCGCCGTCCCCAAGGCGACGGACAGCGTCATCGGCGGCTTCCAGACCGGCTACTCCGAGAGCGGGAAGAACTACGCCGTCAAGATGTCCGGCAACAAGGCCTACGTCAACGTGCCCTGGACGGACACCGTGTACTCCCTGCCCCTGGCCGCAAGCGGCACAAGAGGCGGCATCCAGGTGGGCTTCTCAGAAAGCAACAGCGGCAGCTCCAGCAACCGGAACTACGCCGTGCAGCTCTCCAGTGAAAAGGCCTACGTCAATGTGCCCTGGACTGATACCGTGTACACGCACCCGACCGGAGGTGCCAATACGACCATCACCGCTGCAGCCGGCAAGGTCCTCTCCGCCATCAAAGTGGACAGCCTGGGCCACGTATCCAGCGTCTCCTCGAAGACCCTGGCGACCACTGACATCCCGGACCTCTCCGGCACGTACCTCCCCCTGACGGGCGGGACGCTCACAGGCAATCTCACCATCCAGAACAACAAGACTCTCACGCTGGGAAATGGAGTCCTCTCCTGGGACAGCGCAAACAACGCCTGGAAGCTGACGGGCAACCTCATCGTCACTGGCTTCCTGACCGGCTTCAACACAAACCCGTAACGACATGGGACACAATAATCGCAGAATACAGGGCCCTGTAACCGTCCACGCGGGCGGAGACATCGACACCATCCTCGGCATCAACTCCGGGGATGTTGCCACGCAGTGCCAGCATGCGAACAACAACAAATACTCCCTCTATAAGCCCCTGGCTGGAGAGGGGGCCTGCAAGGGCTATATGCTACTCGCAGAGCGCATCCAGAACTTCCACTCCCTCATACCCCAGGATATGGCCTCCCTCCGGTCCAGCAGCACCTTTGCCACGGTACCCACTCCGACCAAATGGGGCTATAAGTCCCGCGCCGGCTTCACCGCCCGGCCTGGAGACTACCTGAAGATTGACACCGACCTCCAGCACACAGCTGAAGACGGCTACGATGCCGACGCGGAGGCTCCGCTGCAGATGGCCACCGATGTCACCTGCACCATCGTCACCACGGCCACCGGAGGCACACTGCTCTGCCCGACGTTCAAGTACAACGAGCAGAGCGTCAATGCCTACGGTAACGCCAACATTGCACTATATCTCCGTGACCTGATCTTCCGCTACTACGGCGAGCGGGAGAACATCGCCGCCTGGAAGCTGCCGTCCGCCTACGACGACATCTTCAAC